TTCTCGAAAACTGTTGGACCAAACATCTCGCAAAGATTTTTAATCCGTAGATGCTGAGCATATTCAACGTCAGTTTGAGAAGTGATCACATGAAAAACATAACCATGTTCTTCATGCAGTTTGCGGACGTATTTGATGGCATCTAGGTGAGGAGGGAGTTTGCGAACCCAAGCACTCTCATTAAACATACGAGTCAATCGTTGCTTGTCTGCATATCCAAGATCATACCTATCTTTAATAGAATATGTCGATTCATCTTGGACACGGTATCCATGCTTTTTCATCCACTGATCAAATGAATATAACCAGTCGAGTAATACGCCATCACAATCAGTTAAAATCAATTTTTCTTTCACGATAAAACAATCCCACTTGTTGCTTGTTGCCATGCTTTCTCAACTTCTGGCAAAGTCTTCACGGTAAACAAAATTGTAGATTTGTTAAAGTGCACCGTGTTAGTTGTATCACCAGTCATACAAACGCTAGGAGCGAATCCTATTCCGTTCTCGCCTTGCATCAAACCACGTGGATTATCAATTTCTACAGTTTCTTCGCCTTGCGACTTCAACCTTCCAATATATTCACCAGCAACTGTTACTACAGTTACAACATCATTAATATTCATAACTAATTAACTCTCCGCGTTTTGTTTCCTTTCCATTTTTCGAGCGATGTCTTCAATTTGACCTTCACTCATGTGAGATAAAGTTTCCTCAATACCTTTGATAAAACCATACCCAAAACCAGAACTCCTACCTTTATACACTCCATAGTAAAAAGAAGCAGCGACCATTCCAGTAGCAATTGCCGTATGTAATAGAGGATCCATGTTGTTTCTCCCAGTTCTTATTGCATTCTACTTGAACAGAGATCAAATGTCAACGCTTTTTTCCAATGTTATATTTTGCAATTAGATCCCAATTATCTTTGTCTTTGTGCGCTATGATTTTAATTTGATTTAATTTTACAGAAGGTTCCTCAATAAGCGAAGGATTGACTACTTGAATTAAATCCCAGTCTGCCAGTAACTGGATGATTGTGTTTCTTCGCCCCTGATCTTCTTCTGTAAAGTTGGTGTTCTTGCCATCTAACGCGAACAACTCTTTAAAATGTGTAATGTAATACTTGCCGCGTTTATGTAATATGTGACAAGACTGATAAAGTTTATGATCTTTCGGCGACGCGATGCCAATGCGCGTCAGTGTCTCGCGCACCTTCAAGAAGTCATCTTCGTTCTTCAATAGTACCTCGATCAAAGAATCTACAACAGTGTTCATGTACCACCCTTTTCTAATTTTTGTTTTATTGTTTTTATTTCAAACTCAGAAAGACACTGCAATGCTTGTAAAGTTTTATGATTGTTAAAACTATAATATTCTTTTACTGCTTCAAAGTCTGCGTCTTGCTCAGGTTTGAACCACTTAGAAAACCTTTTCTTTTCCCGCACTCCGTGTAGAAGAAACTCATACTGTAGTTTATGATCAATTTCATGATAACGATTCATTTCATTGGCATAAACAATAGTGTCGTAGAAGTATGACAATCCACGGTTAACCATAAATGCGTTGTAATTTTTCTCAGCGAGATAGTCATTTTCGGTATCTCGCATCATGTTCTCTTTCGTTGTGTTGATAGAGTTTAAATAATCAAATGGGTTGCTCACGGTTTACTCTCTCTTCAATTGTGATGAGTAATCGTTCACACTCATCGCAAATTACAATTTCGCCATCAGTCAAAACTATCTTCGCAGAAGTTTCGTTGATTTCATTTTGTTGACAAAGTTCGCAATTCATATGTATTTAGGTAAACTGGACGTTCGCCATCACCTCTGTTAAACAGGCAGTCAAATTAATTTCCTGATCTGCTACAAATGCTGCTTTGTGTTGATAGTCCGCAAGAATTAAAACTAACTGAGGGATGCTTCCAGGAGCAACGAAGTCGCTAGACTTATCATAGATCTTGCGAAAGATATCTGCTGCTTCAGCATCAGAATTTTCAGCGACCCATTTCCGAACTTCAGTAAAGTTTTTATCCTTGAGTGACTTGACGAGTTTAGAGAGAGTGACCTCTTGAACATTCGATAGGATACCTGTATCAATGACACCAGAGACACTGTAACGCTGTAGTTCGTTAAGGACGCGACGGTTGTCGGGGAAATACTTCTTAACAACTTCGGCGACAACTGCCTTCTCAAACTCAATACCTTCTTTGGTCAGAATCATACAGGCACGTTTAAACATCTGCGCTGCAAGTCCAACCTTATCCTGCTTGTTGAGTTTAAAGTCAATCACCGAGCACCGAGAATGTAGTGGTTCAATGATTCGATTCTTAAAGTTACAAGTCAGAATGAATCCGCAGTTCTTAGAGTATTCCTCCATGAAGTTGCGAAGAGCAGGTTGAGTTGAGTTTGGATTCAGGTAATCTGCCTCATCAAGGATTACATACTTGCGCCCACCTTGTAGTGAGACTGAAGAAGCAAACTGCTGAATATAGTTCCGGAGTGTATCAATGTTGCCGTTCATTGAACCATTGATCACGATGTAATCACAATCAAGTTCTTCAAGCATCGCACGAGCGATCGTAGTTTTACCTACACCTGCTGATCCTGATAGGATTAGGTTGGGGATATTTCCCTGATCAACAAACTTCTGAAAAGTCTGTTTGAGTTCATCAGGAAGGATAGTTTCGTCAACTGTTTTTGGTCTGTATGACTCGACCCATAAAAAATCATCACGCATAATTCACCCACAATATTCATCAATAAAATGGTCAGCCGCCCCGATGTATCCCTTCGCGCTGTGACCTGACGCGTCATGCTGTTTCGCGTCCCCTTTTGTCCTCAATTAAATACGGAGTTGCTCTCGATGCTAACCCAGTATTCAATGTCATCAGACTTAAAGTTTGCGATACTCTTGGAAGAAATACCAACCTTGTAGTTATCGCTCAAAAGTTTCAGATTCTCAGTTTTAAACACAGCGACAAACTCAGCATCAGTTTCACCGACTGTGATATCATATTTATCCGAGCTTGGATTTTTAGTATCTATTGCTCGTAAAAGAATCTTGCCATCTTCACCAACAACCGCCAACTCAGGCAATGACAAAATGCCAATCGCCTTCATCACCTCGTCAAAGTTTTCTTGCGATAGATCAAACTCAATGTCAAAACTGTCGATAGTAATTTCTTTGTTGGGTGGAACAACGATCGTACTCGGATCAGCATACGTGTAACTGACCGTTCGACCTTCTGACTCGATACGAACTTTCTTTTCTCCAAGATTAAAGGTGGGTTCTTTAAACATTGAAGTCACGCCAAGCAGACGAGAAAGATCATAGATAGCGAAGTCGCCTTCAACTGTATCTTGTAGGTTTGCTTTCGCCATCATGGTTTTGTTGGGCGAAATAGTTCGCAAGGTTGTTCCTTCTCTAAACTGAATCGAAGGATTGATTGTTGCAAAGTTGCGTAGAACCTGTGTAGTTCGGTCACCAAATTTCATAATGTAATCTCCAAATTACTTTTTCTTACCAATTTTAGATGGATCAGCGGTTGCTGACACACCAACAGCGGCGAGGTGCGCAAGCGACCCACCGAATATGTAGGAACCAACGTGCTTCAGTTCCATCCAAGGGCATAACCAAACTTTCATACCCATGCGCATTACGTTATAACAGAACATGTAATCTTCCGACAAGTATCTGTTAGAATATTCTTCCCGAGTTATACCATGCCTCTTATCAGTCAAAAAGTCAATAACTTCTTGTTGAGTTCTTTCAGGTTTTTCTTCATAGAATGCTGTGATTTCGTTTACCAAGTTCTGAGACTTATCATCGATCAACGCATCAAAGTATGCCATGATCTCGCGACTGCCGTCAAAATTTTCTGTACGAACATGATCAGGTTTGTAGTAAAACTGTGGATAGTTCTCAGCATATGCTTCAAAGGTTTTGCGCTGAATCATCATAAATCCAGTACCACCTTCCATTACCTGACAGGGTTCGCCGATCTTAATCCCGCCTTGTCCAGAAACAGGGTTGAATACATAATCGCCAACATAATTTTCTAGGACGTTGGGATTTTCATCTGCCATTCCGCGATCAACTGCTGCTTTAATTTTTTCCCAAGA